GCTGCTCTTGCGTACACGCCTTTTGATAGGGGGGCTTCGGGCTCATGCTTTTCAGAGCATGAGTCACCTAGGCCCCCAATCTATCTATTATGGCGTCGTCCCCTCTAGCCTTCTCGTTGAGCTGCGAGAAGTTCTAGAGGAACCCACCTCTTCTTCATCCGAAGTTGAGGCCTCTGCGGTACACCATGCACCCAGATATTATCTGGGCTTGGTTCTTCAGTAAAGTACTGAAGTAACGCAGTGTCGTCATTGGTCGGGGTCCGGCGTTGTGTCGATAGCATCGACAGAACCCTCGCCTCGACTCGCTGAAGGGATTCGTTGTAACGACGTGGGAGAACGTCACAACGAGGCCTAAAGCGGGTCTTTAAACCAAAGACTCCAGAGTCCATAGTTACCTCCGGGAGACCCGGGGGTAGCGTCGATGCCAGGTAGGCAGCAGTGTTTAGCAAAAACTTCCGGTAGAAGTTATTGCGACACTCTACTACACTGGCTAGAGACTCTGGTCCGCCATCGTACGGTTGCCGCCAATAAACCGGTGTTACATTAACACCGTTAAAGGCATCAACGCCACAGGATTCCCTGAACCTTCCGGTCCAGAAAGACTTCTGTGTGTTGACCTTGAAGTACAGGACTTCGAGGGCTCGTACGAACAGCTCCCGACTGTCAGAGGGGATGACAATGTCATCCCCAAAGACGGCCACGCTCCCGGCGAGCTCCTTGATCTCCTTTGGGCGAATACCCCGCCAACCGCGCTTGGTAGCAACGGCTGCCAGTGCAACACCTAAGAAGATCAAGCTCTCCACCGGGAACGTGTTGGCGCTACCCATGGTTGAGAATTTTCTCAGCTTCACAAATTCCGGCACACGAGGTGTCAGTTTCTGTGTTAAACCACGGGTGCGAGACGATCGCAGTGCTCGCAGTAATCTGGGGTTGCCCCTAAAGAACTGCCCTGCGACGTGACAGGTGACTCGATCCGATGCCGCCGAAAGATCGACGGTCGCGAGCGAGCCCGTTTCCGACCCTTCCGTACAGAGTCGTTGGTTGAGTGACTGATCGCGGAATGCGATGAATCCTCCAATCCAACTTCGTCTGGTACGGGAGCTAAAGTAGTCCCAGCTGTTTTGCTGGCACCACTGATGCTCGGACGGTTCCGCGGCAATAAGCCGTGGTCCCGTAAAGGTCTTGGGAACGGCGATGAGGCGTGAGGACGGAATCTTAGATTCGATCCCCATACCATTTTCGCACCTATCTGCCCAACTAGCATGATTATGAAAGCCACAATCAGCAAGAGGGTACTCAGTTTCCAGAACTTCGGACCAATTGCGCCAAGAATACTTGTTGCAAATGGCCGTAGTTTCTGAAATAGCGCCAGGACCATGTCTGAACCTCCAATCTGCGGGGTCATAGACCCCTAGGGTGGTGGTGATCAACGCTGACACTTTGTCAAGGTTGATCAGGAAGATCGATAGCTCGTCACGCTCGCGCGTGGCGTACGTTTCAATCCGGTCTCTTAGTTGCTGTGAGTTACCAAAACCTTGGTAAGGCACCGCAGTGACGAGATCGGAGGGAGACGAAGCCTCCCAGAACTGTTCAGGTTCTGGTAGCTGGCTATCGGTGACCGCGAATTCGAGGACTTCGTCCTCTACCGCACGGTCGCTACAGGGGTAGACGGCCTTCTTGCCTACGTACAAAAGTTGTCGTAGGAAGAAGATCGCTTCCGAACTGTAATCCTCCCTCAGAGATCCAGTCTCGTGAAAAACCATTAGGTAGAGTCCCCGAAGAAACTTCGGAATCACTACCCTACCAGAAAACCGGCTTGTGGCCGGTAATCCTGATAGCTTGTAATGGCCGCTGGCAAGACACCTATCGAGGTGTTTGCCGACAGCTGGGAGGTCGACAAGATAAACTTGTATACCTCTTCGCTCCACGAGACTTTCGAGACGGGTGAGATCTTTCTCAAACTCCGCCCCGAGCGTCGGGAACGTGGCCAAAGCGTCTTGGAAGAGCGCTTTGTACACGTTGCTCAGCTCCCTAACATGGCATTTAGACATATTTGGATTAACTCCAAAAAGATGTCCCATGCTGTTAGAGTGCCACGTTCTTCAACCGGAGTTGGAGCCACGCACCGATGGGATCGTCAACAACGAGTTGACGTTTTCCTCGGCTTCATCTTTCGGGCCTTTACAATTAAGGTCCCATAGATGCGCTAGGCATTCCAACCAAAGAGACCAGTAATGAGCGCGTTTGACGCGAGGATGACTTTGTCAGCCACCGCGTCAGCGAGCGCTACACTAATGTCACTGGGCAGATGCTCAATGACAAAGTAGAACTTTCGTTCATACTCTGGTACAGCGCCAGCTGCGAAAATGGTCTGCACAACCTCGAGGTTGTGCCGATCATAAATCGCAGGTCGTGCCGTCGTTGGGCTCGTCTTTGTGTGACGAATCCGCAGACGATACTGCGTG